AGTACCACCAGCCGTAACATACAAGCCAATAGCAATGTTGCCATCGCCTACATTGTCTTGGTCATCGCGCGGAGTTACTGGAATCATATCGTACACCATGCCGTGTAGCTGAGGTGGTGCACCTTTAAATGGATTTGACATTGAATTTTCCTTTTAGTTAATTAAGCTGTTCTGCGCCAGTGTTTTACAACAATATATGGCTGTAGAATATTAAACTCGCTAGATGTAACGTTTTTGTTGCCAGTTGGATGTGCTATTGATTCGAGGGTTTCACCGATTTCATAGCTACCTGAACCTACAACTAATCTGCCACTTACTGTGGTTCTGTTGACAATAGATACTGCTCCCCAACCATCTCTCGAAATACTTGAGGATGCAGTTGCCGTCTTATCACCATCTGTGTCATTAATAGTTTGAAAGTCGGTGTCGTTTGTATCCTGACCAACTAAAACCCTACCTGCTCCATATGTTGACCATGTTCCGTTAAAAACATTGTTTGGGTCAAAGCTAGAGTTTGTTGTAGTGTAAATACTACCTACAGGATATATCTTGTCCCATAAAGTATTTGTAATGGCTACGGCTAAATCAACTGTACCTGAGCCATCAAAATCTACGCCAGCTGAGGTAGTTACATCACCTGATACGCTAAATGCTCTTGGCGTTGCCGTTGTAGTAGCAGTTGTAGCATTGCCAGTAAACGTAGCATCTGAGCCATCTGTGCCATTGTTTAAAACTACTGTGCCATCTGTAGCTTTAATATCGCCTATGACATTGCCCGTTATATCGCCTGAAGCAGATATGGTAGTAAACGAACCTGCCGCTGCAATAGAAGCACCAATAACAGCATAATCAATCGTGCCCCCATTAATATCGATGCCTGCTACAGGTGTAGTGCCACTAAATAAAGCATCAGTTGCTGTCCAGTTGTCGTTTAGCTTCTGCCCCCAATTGTCATTATCTGACCCAATGGTAGGCAGCTCAAAATTGTAGTTAGTTGTTTGTGCCATCTTTAGCCTCTAAATTGATAATTTTTAGCAGAATATGCGCCAGTGTTCATGCCTTTGGTTCGCATTGTTAACGTAGAGGCAGATACTTTAGATTTTTCTGACTCCTGATTCACGCGCTGTACAGCAGCTCCGTAAAGTTGCGCCCACACCGCCATTCTCTGATCATCTACAAGATAGGGCGCTGAATGCAATAAAGACCCATACAAATAAACATCTGGGTGATCATGAAGTACAAAGTTCGCACTCTGATTATTAAGAGTAGACAACACTTCAACCTTTGCCATGTAGCGAAGCTCAACCTTTGGAGTGCCGCTGCGTGGAAATATCTCTATCTTACCTACTGCGTGCCTAAAGCCAATAGGGTCGCCAGCGGCTTCATTAGTATTATATCTACGATCGCTAAACTCACCATCGCTAAGCAGCTCTAAATGGCGCTTAAAAGCGTTAGTAGCGCTATCAATATGATCTACCTCAATAGTACCAACCCAATCACTAGGCAGCGTTACAAGCCCGTCTGTAGCGGTTAATGTTACGCGCTTCTCCATCTTCCAGTGGCGTATATCTCGATTGATCTGAGCTTCTGCCAAATCAATAAAAGTTGGAATAACATCCGTCAGGTCTGAACGATTTAAGAAATCTGCAATGCTAGACTTCAAAGTGTCGTATGTAGATATTGCCATTATTGCGCTCCAGTTATCATGCGATTATAACAAATTTAGACCTGTCACTCTTGTTTAGTTTAACAACCCTTGTGGCATCATGTTTTGTTGTGCTGCTTGAGCCGCTTTACGTCTTAGACCTAGTACATCATACATACCTAACACCCCTAGTGCGCTAAGCCCTGCTGCTGGCAATGCGTTGTCCTTTAGGTAGCCTTCTGGCAGTGACTGGTAGCCTTGCTGTGTTGCTTGCACCATGTCTTGTATAGATGGCGCGCCTAACAACCCTTCGTGGGTATAAGCGTCTCTTAGATATGGAGCAGATGCCTGTACTGCGTTGCTTACGTTTTTGCCCATCTTTTGTTTTATAAGCTCTTCTTTTGTGGTGTCGCCTTTACCTAAATTCATCAAGCCCATTGGCGATAGAGACATACCCATCTCTACAAGCTGCTTCATTTTGTCGCCATATCTTTGCCCCATACCTGCATCAGCTTCAGTAGGCGTGGCTTTTTCATATGCACTAACAAACAAAGATGGGATTGTTGCAGCATCACTAACCAAACCAGTAACTGCGTCACCAGCAAGGTTTAATGCCGTTCTGGGCGCATCTAGCAAGCCAGTTAACGTATCACCTAGCTCTTCCCTTCTGCGCGTCTTAGAGTCTCTAGCTAGCATATCTTCAATGGCAGCTCTATTCTCTTCTCTCTGCGTATCTGTGTCATCATAGACTACACGCATTCTTTCATCTTCTGCGCTTACATTAGACCTCATAGCGTCTAGTGCGACTGGCGTTAAGCCGAATGCAGAAAACATTTTCAAACCATTCTTTTTGACATCAGCTTTCATTTCGTCAGTGAAAGGCAGATAGAAGTGGTCATCAGCACCCATCTGTTGTTTAGACAGGTATTGCTTAGCCTCATCAATGTCATTAAACTCTTCAATTACATCCCCATCACGCACTACAGCATAATCACCATCATCTAGATCATCTATGCGATACTCGTCAGTATTAGCGCGCCTCTCTACTTTAACGCCATACTGCTTGCCTATCTGCTCTAAGTGCTTGCGTAGGGTCTTGTTATAGTATGGTCTTAGCTTCTTGCCTTCTACCTGTGTATTGAAGTTAGACATCACGCCATTGTCATCACCTCTTTCCACGGCTGCTTTAACATCATTAATTATCTGGTCAGCAGCACCTTTAGGCATCATAGTTCTAAACGCTTCGAGGTCTTTTTTGATATCCATGCTTAGCTGTTGATGCACTGTGCCAACATCGCCTTGTCGATTAGTAATACCACTGAAGTCGAATAAAATTTCAGTCGCATCACCATCTGACTTTACTGACTTCCAGCTGATATCATTAATAAACTGGAATTGATCCTTTGCGGCTAGCTGCGTATCGCCTGTGACAATACCTACACCATCCATGTTGTCGTCAACAGCATCAATGATTGTTTGGTTAATTAATGGTATGTGCGGCTTAGCTACTGGCGGCTGAGGCACTAATGCAAGCCCCTCTTTGCTTCTGTTCATGCTATCTAAGCGTCTACTGATATCTGCCTGCTCAGCTAAATAATCATTAAATATGCCTTTTCTCTCATCAGGTGACGCATTTGCCATAGCCTTGTACTGGTTAACCTTGCTCTCATACATAGCGTCATACAGGTTGTCCATAGCTTCAATGTCTTTAACGCCATAATCAGGGTTTTCAGCACGCTGCACCCAATCTGACTGCACCTCTTCCATTAGCCTGTACTCTGTCTTCTTGCCAGTACGTGGATCGAAACTATTAGCACGGTCTGTCGTTCTAACGTGTCCGATAGCATTAGGCTCTGTAAAGTGTGACGACTCGACAAATAACCTGTTCTCAGCTTGGTTGCGTAGCAACTCTAGGCGAGCTTTATCTGTTTGTAATTTTGTGCGTCTTGCTATCATCTCTTCCATTGGCACTTTAACTAGGTTGCCGTCAACATTGTCTAAGATGAATGATTCATTATCTATGGCGTTGTTTAGCTCGATTAACTCACCACTAAGCTGCGTTGATCTCTGTGTGTTCATGCCTATATATTTGTCGATCTGTTCGCCACTGGGGTCTGTTAGGACTTGATTCCTGTAATTAGTAATATCACCAGATGATCTGTCAGTACGGAAATTTGGTTGCTTCTCATCTAGCAAGCCGCCAATCTCTTCATTAACGTCTGCTTTTGTTGCGCCATATGTTGACATTTTCTCGTCAAAATAATCTTTGTTCTGCTCGCGCATCACATCTACATCTAACTGGTTAGGCTGCTCAGTGTAAAGTGATCTGCCAAACTGATACTCATTGTCTAACAGGTATTGTGACACCTCTTCTTTGTCTAGTGGTCGCTTACTGTCAATCAGGTCTAGATTGTACTTCTCGATCTCATTAGGTTTAGCGCCATTGTTCTTGAGGTAGTTTGCCCAGCCCTGCGGTGTGTTTTTCTTAGGCGCATTAGGATCATCTAGTAGCTTTCTAGCAATAGCTGGCACTGCACTAACTAGCCCTGACGCTTCTGCCTCTTCCTGACCACCTAACAAACCTGTAGCAGCCACTGCTGTAGGCAATGCAACACCACGTAGTTTCTTAACTGATATAGCTGAGCCGTTAGGTATGTCTTTAGAAGGTATCTTGGTTACTTCAAAGTTATCGCCCAGTATGCCCTGTACTTCATTTTGCAACTCATCGCGTGTAAAGCCTTTTTGATATGACCCTTTACTGGTTAAGAATGATGCTGGCTCATCCTGCGGAATAGCAGTCTTAGATTTTTTCAATTCGTTTACAGCACTGGCTGAGCGTGTCTGTATAACAGCCATACCATTTGGCTCTAGTATGCTGCCAATGTTCTGTATAGCTTCTGCACGCGCATCAGGCGGTATTACGTTCAATACGTTAGTGCTTACTACCTTTCCATAGGTGTTCTCAGGAATGTCTGCTGCTGAGGTGTACGTTGGCCTAAATGCATCATCTGCGAATGGCTCAAAGGTATCATCAAACCCAATAGCTTTAGCGTTAATTCCAAACCCTGCACCATAGTCTAGTGATTTACCAGTAGCGCCCTGATCTGTTAGATACTTATCTGCTGCCTTAGCTGTTGGCACTGTATTAGCACGCTGGGTGGTTTGCGCTAGTTTCGGTATGATAGCTGCATCTGCCTCTTCTGGGCTAAGCAAGCTAAGAGCTGTATATCCAGCACCTGCTAACGCTGGCATCAATCCTATCTTAGCGAAGCCACCTTGTTTCTTGCCCACATTGAATCCACGATCATCTAAGCTGCGTAAAAGCGCATCATCAATGAGACCGCCATAGTAGTTAACTTCCATAGAGCGTCTAGGCGCTGTCTTCGTGCTAAGAAAGTCTTTACCTTGCGGGTCTTCAAAAAATGATCCATCTGCCTTTCTTTTCCTAGCGTATCTATTAGGGTTTAGGTCGATAGCCGTTACATCAGTGTCTAGTGTCCCCATGTACTTACCAGCCAATGCTGATGGGTATGTAGGATTGCCAGCCCCAGCCAGAGCATCCACAGATGTATCTATTAGACCTACGTTTTTAAAGCCCATTACAGGCTGATTTAACTGGCTTTGGTCTGCAATGGCTATTCGAGTTTGAGGTAATGTTATGCCACCCACATTCCTAAACTTAGTGTCCATGTCGCGCTGTACGATCTTACGTGACTTGTCAGGCAATGCATCGAATTGTGCGCCACTTTCAGGATTATCTATACCTTTCCAGTTAGGTACATGCAACTTCATGTAGCCGTCTACTTCATTTTTAAAAGTCTTAGGCATATTCTCTGAAGCGTAACTAAACATTGTCTTGCCCGTCATACCTGAAAAGTCAGAGCCAGTAGGTGTCATAGACCACGGCATAAACACTGGTTGCCTGCCATACTCGCCCTCTAGCTCCCTTGCTGCGGTTACCATCTTTGGAACAACAGCTTCCGCAGAAGCCCATAAATTAGGGTTCTGGGTAAAGTCTCTCATGAAGTCTTGCCCGCCTGTTAGGTTTACAGGATAGGCTAGTGATTTGTCTCCAACACCTACCAATTGACCACCAGCAGCAGTTCTATCAGACATTGTTGTTAGGTATGGATAGCCCTCTAGCTCAGAAAGGCTAAGTGGCTTCATTGGGATTGTTTCTCTGGCTTGAACGACAGGAGTAGATAAAGGCGCGTCACTTGCACGATTAGGCTTTTTAAATCTTGGGTCAAACTCTTCTGCTTCAAGTATTCTACCTAGCAACCCTATGACATCGTCTTTTAGCATGAAAACACCCCTGTTAATTAACGGCTGATTATACCACCTTTAAACGATTCCCTGAAGGTTTCGTCTAATAGGCTCACCCCAGCTGGTTTTTTCCTTGTAACCTATAGCTAGATACCTCATTGCATCGGCACAGTGGCTTGTCCAGTCGTGTAATGGCCTGCTGCGCCATGTCATACCTTTCTCATCGTATTCACGCCTGTACTGACGTAAAGCATCTACACCTCGCTCACACTTGTCCTTGTCGAACCAGCAGCGTGGTATCAATGACCTGACAGCTTGGATCCCATCATCAACATTAAGCTGCGGGGCAATATGTACTGGTCTCACCCCCAAACCATCTAATGTCTCTAGCCGTGATCTACCAGTGCCTAGCTCCCTGACCCTAACATCATGAGGTAGTATGTGCTGGTCGTATACGTAGCCTTTCTCACTTAACACCCTAGCGTAATGGTCTANACCTACACCGCTGCTNTCATAGTAGTCTATAAGGCGCACCTCAGCCCCTACCATCTGTGCAAACCAGATAGAGGTACTATCGCCTACCCCTAAATCCCAAGCCGTTACAACGCCAAGAGATCGGTCATACGGCACATTGGTAATACGCTCATTATGTGTAGCTTCACGCATCTCTACAGCAAAGTATGCACCCTCTGCGTGGATGAGCATCTGCCCTTCCCAGATATGGTCATACAGGTCTGGTCTATTCTTCTTGTCTTCTAGGCGCTCATTCTCTAGCACCTTCGGGAAGAAAGGGTTATCACGCCAGTTAATCTCAGCGATCTTCATATCAGTTGGTGGATGCACCCTGAACCTTCTGTGCGTAGCTGAGTGCTTTGTCTCTGGATTCCACGTAACCCATATCTCAGAGTCGTCTTCACGTACAGTTGGGATTAGCTTCTGCCATGCACTATCGGACACACCTTCTGCTTCATCTACCCAGCATAGGATGATACGTGCTTTAGATTTTATTGAGTCTAGGTTGCGTCTGAGGCCAGCGAACACGTAATTGATTCTACCGTCTTTAGAGCGTATGTACTTCTCGCCTAGCTCATAGTAGTCAGAAAGGAATTTAACGCCTCTAATGGCGCTTTTGACCTCTTCTAGGGATGATTCATCGAGTGAGTTAAGGTGTTCCCTTGCACAGAGTATCTGACCCTGCTTTCCTTCCATGCCCCATTGGTAACCACGTACTGCTGTCATCAATGCGAATGATCTTGTCTTAGCTGAACCACGACCACCATATGCACATCGGTATCTGGCTTCACCCTCAAACAGATCAACAATCTTAGGTGGTAGGTTAATCTCTACTGTATCAGTCTGACTCATTAGACTGCGCTACCAGTTTAATTACTGTTGGCTTGAACGCATCGTCTGAAGATGTATGGTCTATCTGCTGCTTATCGCCATACTTACGTGGTGACATTCTAGCTACCTTCCACTTGCGTGAGTCTATCTGTAACTTAGCCCTAGCTAGCTCACTGGCCTCTGCTACTTCTGACAGCTCATCAGCAATATCTACAATCTGATCTGCGTAGTAATCAGCCTGACAATCCCTTGCGCGCGCGTACTGCTCCGAAAACGTCACTTTGTCACTATCAGTAAGCCACTTCATCAACGTACTCATAGCAGGCATAGCATCATCCCTACAGATTTGTCTTGCACTCTCACCAGCTGCTAAACGTCTGCAAATGTCATCGCCTAAGTCAGTTGTGTATTTACTAGGTCTCATAGGTTTACATCATACTCTTCATAGGTTGTTTCTAACCGCTGCTTAGCTAAGTATAGCACCTCATCCAGTAAGGTTGCATCGCGCTCACAGATAGCCAAAGCAAAGTCGTTAATCAACTCTATGTCGGCTTCATGAATGTCATCATCAATAGTAACTCTAATCATAAGCCCGATTATACCCTATTTTGCCCCGTACTCTAACTCCAACAGTAACTCACAGTAGTGGATAATCTTTTTGATATCCTCAGCACCGTTCTTGTTTCTGTGGCGTGTTGCGTACTTAATTATGTTGCCTTCAATGTATGGCAGCTTGTTTTTAGTTATGTATTCAATTGGCTGGATAGGCATAACGTAGTGCTTACCACCCTCTTGTTTCTTTAATGCGCTCATGACCCTGCATACCTTTTGCGTAAGTAGTTAAGAGTGATCGGCATCTCTTCGCAGCTACCATCATCAACCTCATTAAGCATCCATACACCACGCCATGATCCATTGGTCTGTGCGGTTAGGTAGTCTTCATCGTGTTGATAGTATATCCCTGCAAACAATCCCAGTATGTTTTTACCATCAGCCCTGCGTGCAAATGCAATGTCCTTGTCCTGAACGTGACCCATTACGCAGCTCATCATCTTCTTGGTAAGCATATTCCTAGCACTAGATACTGGTCTGCCCATAATGCCACTGGTGAAGTAATGTGAGTAAGCAATGCCGTCTATTACCGCTACCTGAAGGAAGTCATACACCTCAAAGCCCAGATCGTTTAACTGTAGATCATCGTAGCTTATCAGCCCTTCTAGCTTTGCATCTGATTCAATAGCGCGCTCTATGCGCTGCTCATGATTGCCTATAGTGAACACTAGGCGTGGATTCCACTGTTTCTTCTTGTTGGATATTAGGCGCTTCTGCTCTTCCCTAATAGGCTCTAGGAACACTTCCATTGCTTCCAAGCCAGCTTTGATGTCGTCTTTGTACCTACGACCTTCAAATGATTTCTTACCTACATCCCAGTTTGATAGGCTGGGCATATCCCAGTGATCGCCAATATGAATGATCACATCGGGTTTCTTCTCTGCTGCATACAAACCAGCCCACCGCAAATGTTCAGTAGGCTGATTTGGTTTTACCTGCGTATCTGGTATTACTAAGTGCCTCGTCATAGCTTGCTCCGCTAAGATTTGACACCAGTATACACCTATTTATTTAATATCAAATTGATCTCGACAGCCTGCTCTTCCGTAACCCATATTCGCATTTCTTGTAAGCCTTCGCTTTTTCTTCTGCTTCTCATCTCACGCATTAGCTGGGCTTTTGGTTTTGGCTCAGACTTTTTGCTAAAGATTGCATCGAAGTTATCTTCATAAGATTTGCGATCAGGGATAGGTCTTGGTGCTGATCCTTTACCTGACATTGTCGTTCTCCATAAAGTATTCAGATACGCTGCATTGCTCGTTGTATCTGTTGGTTACTTTAATTCGCTTGCTTTTAACATCATGCCCCTCTTCCTTCAGTTCATAAATTCTAGCTGCTACCTGTGTGATACCCAGCTCATTAAACGCATTCAGGCACGTTAGTTTCTTGCCTTCCTGCAAATACTCTAAAACTCTTTCTTGCTGTGTCATAACCTTCTCCTAGTGAACGGTTTTGTGAAACTCATTAAGGATTTCATCTTCAAGCCTTTTCTCCAGATAGAGGTAGATAGAATCTCTAAACGCCTCTGCCAGAGTATAGACCTTACCAAAACATACCTTCTTGTTGCCAACGTACTCTTTGAAGTTTGGCACTGCTAGGCACTCATAAAACATTTCAGGGTTGTCCTTCTCACTGTACCCCTCATCGGCAGCGTAACTGTCACGACTGCCAGCCATTGCAGTATCAAACATATCATCAGTACCATCTGCGTACAGAATCTCCAGCAGCATATCAACATCATGCTGGGCGCACTCAGGGAACATATCAAACAACCACGTTTTATGCTCCTTCAGCCATGAGTAAACCGCTACATCCTTTAGCGTGTCTTCTAGCTCAGCCATGCAGCCATCCCAGTCATCTTCAAGCTGCACTATCAAATCACCAAAAATTTGAGTCTTCATTACAGTCTCCATAGCATCAATGTGCCTGCGTCATACGGCTCACAGTAAAAGCCATGCTTATCTGCCATAGCCTCTACACCTTCATGGTACTGGCTACCAGTCATACACCAGTAGTCAAAGTAAGGCAGCCCATCCTTATCTATATCTTCACTGCCCTTCAACCAGATACCGTCTTGCTCGACCTTATCTTCACCAGTAAATTCATTGTAAGGAACAGCATCAATATTTGGGTATGCTGCGTTAAGTTTTTTGCAAAGAGTTGTTGCTCTAGTCTTACTCATATTTATTTCCTCGTTTGTGTGAATAATTATAATGAAGCCACCTCAGTGAAGTGGCTCGATATAATTACTGTGATTGCTTGCTACGTAGCAACTCTACAATAAACTCGCTGATGAGGAATCTACCCTCTGTGGTTGCGAATCCACCTCTAAGCGCTTTTAAAGCGTGTGATACTTCGCGCGTAGTAGCTAGGTTGATTGCCTCTTCAATAAGAGACTCTTGATAGGTTTGCCCATCTACGATTTTTTGTAACTTTAAAATTTGCGATCTGGTCATCTGTATATCCTCGTTTATGTGTGTATGGCATCTATTATACAGAAGTAACCGTTACTTGCAAGTAAGTTGGCACAATTTGCATCACTTTTTGTGCTGTTTTTTTCCAAGTTAAGCTGTAGCCCAATAAAAAAGGGGCTATTGCCCCTTCTCTACCTTGTACTTTTCTATCGGTCTTCGACCAGCTATATCGTCTATAGCTATCAAAGTTAACGACAGTAGTGTAAATAATATGATGTAATTCATTTCGCCCCCAGTAATTGAGGCGCG